ACCTGACCAACTAGAAAGACAAGTAAGCTACCCAAGGTCTAACCAAACTAACTAATCAGGCAGAATCGCAACTACATTGCATTGGATGCCTGTTATAAAAAACGAGCTAGACTAGACACTATTGAAGAAATGTAAAGAGTGTAAGAATACTCTAAAACAGATAGGTAATCAACCAAGGTACTACTGTGATAGTGCACCCACTAGATGTAGTATGTCAGGTAAAACACACAATATATAGTAGACCAATTGTTTACTGTATTGTTCACTTTGTGTAAGTTAAATATAGGTATCTAAGACATATAATAATGGGGTACGCAGATTGACATTACCATTTATTTTATTGGTAATTTTTACCATATATAACCTCTTGAAGTTTTCTAGAATTCATCTGTGATTAAATGTTTTATTCTGTGTTGGTGTTGTGACTATATGCATGAAGACTTATAGGAAAATTCTTAAAACACCCCCCACCATATTTAAAGCCAGCAAAAAAACTTTATTAAATAACTTGCAATAAATAATATACAGTCTATACTTGTTTACAAGTATTAATTAACTAAGGGAGAATATAACAATGACTAGAAAACATTATGAAATGATTGCAAGCGTTCTATACCATAGAGCTAGAGCAATAGTTAACTCAAGTGCAAACAATCAAGAAAAACATTACGCGTTATTTGAATTGAGAAATACTATGTACAACTTTATTGATGAGTTCGAGCAAGCAAATCCAAGATTTGACAGCTTAAGATTTGCTGAGACTTGCAAAGTTGAAAGACATTTAAATAATATAAAAGTAGAAATTATATCAAGTTAGTAAAACTCTAGGAGGATATTTTAACAGGTATCTTCCAGGAGCTTTATAAAAGATAGAGCCAAAACTAAGGGAGAGAAATAATGGGAGATACTAAAGAATACTTACAGGCAATTATTAAATTAATTGACTTTAAGATTGAAAGCACTAACAGGGATAATGAAAGAAGGTTGAGGCAATTTAAAGCTAGTCAAAACCTTCAGATTATGGATTTAAAAGAAATCCTAGGCAATCTAACAAATATATTAAATAATTTATCACAAGAGGAGGAATAATGGATAGAGTGACTTATTTAGAAAAATATATACAGCTCTTATGGTCTTATATTCCTGAAGATGATTGGGGAGATATAAGCGAAAAGATTGATATAGAAATGGAGGAGGAATAATGTATAAAGAAAAAGAAATAGAAAACGAGTTATTAGATTATTTAGAGAATAACGATTTGACTATGGAGGAGGCTATCAAAGATGATGACCTGCACCATAAAGTATATAATGAGGACTATTTCATTATAGGATATTATAACGCTGAAAAGTGGTTAATAGACAATAATGAAAACTATACCTTTCAAGTGTTAGGGTATGTTATGGAGCAAGAAAGAGAAATGTTTGGAGAAAACAATACTCTTTTTGATAACGCTGAAACTCTAGTAAATCATTACGCGTATTGGGTAGGTAATAAAATTATAAACGATTTACGAAACGAACTACTTGTATAACTCCCCTTAGTTATACGATACGAAGGAAAGCCCTCTGCTGCCCCAGGGGGTTTTTCTTTTATATGAATTGACAACAGTTATACACATGGTTTATACTTGTATATGGTTATTAACAAGGAGGAGAGATGACATATTATGAGCCAAGAGGTGATGTAATTAAAACAGTAGCCACAAAGATAGTAGAAAAAAATGAAGTAGATTTAGTTGAATACTATCTACGCATGGCTTACCAATACGACCAACACACATACATGAACGATTTACGCTGGATATTAGATAATAAATTCGAAGATTGTAATGTTGAGGAAGTGAAAGAACATACCAAGGAGATGTTAGAAATTTCTAGCGAGGATGATGACATGTTCGAGGATATATTAACAGAGGAGGAATAATGCAGGTATATATATTGATAGGTTGTGTTTTGTTTGCATGGTTTTTATCAGGTCTTATGGCTGATAACTACGCACTACGCAGACATTTTAAACAACAACAAAAGCTAAGCAAGATTGATTTAGATAGATACAACTTTGTTGTAGGTATGTTAAACCAGGAGCAGCAGAAAGATTTGCACGAATACTATGTATTAACAGGTGCAATAAAGGAGGAATAATGCCTGATAATCCAATGATATGGGATATTACAATAGTTGATGATGATGATAAGTGGTACACCATACATAATGTTGAACTATTAAATGACATAATTGATGTTAATGATTTGCAATTAATAGAAAAACCAAAACCAAAAGAGGAGAAATAATGTCAAAAATATTTAGGAGTTATCCTAACTCGTACGAAGTTATTGAACATTTACAAGATGAACTACAAGCAGAGTTGGATAACCTGGAGAAAGAAAAGAAAGATAGTATTAGGTGGTGGAGTGATGATAGATATGCACGATACGATACTAAGAAATATATCTACAAGCAACAGATTAGACACCTAAAGAAACTATTTAAAGAGGTAGAGTTAGCAGAACACAATGATGAATTAGCTTATGATGGAGCTATGGAACACCAAGAACCACCATTTTAGCCATGACATACATGTTAATACCTGTTAAAGTTGACACTAGATATGTACATTTAAAGGAGGATAAATGATAGATGTTAATGATATTGAATTGACATTAGAAAATATACAACAACAGATAGACCACAACCAAAATAACTTAGACAATTTATTAGAACAACGACAACAAATTGTCACACACGCATACAATAATGGTCTATCCATGATAAAAATTGCAGCAATACTTAAAGTCACAAGACAAAGAGTATTTGCAATATATCAGGCAACACAGACAGAGGAGGAATAATGAATAAAGAAACTAAAAAGAAACTTCTTGCACCTTTTCCAGAGGAGGTTGTACAAGACCCACCAAAGGGAAAGTTTGGGAAGTTTGTTAATCATGCAGTATATGTAGAGAGACTAAGAGACTGTGATGTAAAGTATGAGTGGGAGTTTGAGCCAGTCATTATAGATAACAAGATTGTAGGTGCGATTGGTAAGTTAACTATTGATGGTTTAGTTTACCAGGGTGCAGGAGATGTTGAAGCACCTGCATTAGCAAGAGCAACAGTAGGAGAGTGTCTTAAACTTGCAGAAAGTGACGCATTTAAAAGAGCAAGTATGAGAGCAGGACTAGGCGTTGAATTGTGGAGTGGAACTGATGATTTTTATGATGATGAGGGAGCACCTCCACCAAAACCAAAGCCAAATAAACCTAGCCCAACTTCAAAAGAAGTAGCAGTAACAACTAATGAAAGTGCTAACAAATTTGCAGAGGACATTGGAGCTACAAAGCAATCAGTAGCAGACCAACTTAATACAATACTTAAAGAGATGATACCTAACGCTAAGAAAATGGGTGAAGTAAAGACTAAAGTATATAAAGATATTGTTAATGCAACTGAAGTAAGTGATGATGTAAATAACTGGACAAGTAAAGACATGGACAAATTCTTAAATAGAGTTGAAGTGTTATTAGATGATGAAAATATTCTTGATGTTGTGTTTGATACACAAACTGTTCAAGATGAAACAAAAGGAGATGAAATGACAGACATACCAAGTGGAGCATGGGAGCAAGAGCCACCTACAGACAAGCAGCTTAAAACATTTAATGATAAAGTTGCACAGGCTACTGATGATGGACAGACAGAGCTTGTAAAGAAAGCTAAGGATTTTTTAGCTAGTGGTAATGCAACAAAGAAAAATATCTTTGATTGGATTGACACAGATGGCGATTGGACACTCAAAGACCCATCTTAATTATGGAGTTAGAAAGTGCAGGGGAACTCTTTAATGTTAAGAAACTTAAAGAAAAATTAAAAGAAAAATATCCTAACTACAATTTTGATATACCACCTGAGCCAGATAGAAAGTGTAAAGCACCTTATCTTTGTAAGAATAAAGATAAAGTAATGTACACAGACAGCAAAGGTAATTTATATTGTGGACAGAGATATAAACTACAAGATGACAATAACCCATACAAATGGGAATGGAGGACATGTAATGCCTTACTCAAAGAAAAAGAGCAGGGAGCTAAAACAACTGAACTACCATTTTGATTTTGATTACGAAGTATGGGTTAAGTTAAACAAGAGAGGTAATAAAAGGAGAAAGAATGAAAGTTTTGATTGCTTGTGAATATTCTGGTGTAGTGAGAGATGCTTTTATAAAACAAGGACACGAAGCTATAAGTTGTGATTTGCTGCCAAGTGAAAGTGATGTAGGAGAACACTATCAAGGAGATGTGACAGACATTTTAAATGATGGATGGGATATGATGATTGCACACCCACCTTGTACTTACTTATCAGTAAGTGGTGCTAGGTGGTACTATCACCCTGAAGATAAACATTTACCTTACGAGGAACGCAGACCACACCCAATGCACCCTAATAGAAGGCAATTACAACAAGAAGCATTAGACTTTGTGCAATTATTATTAGATGCACCTATTGAAAAAATTGTTGTTGAAAATCCTATAAGTGTTATTAGTTCAAAAATTAAAAAACCTACACAAATAATACAACCTTACGAATATGGACATCCTACTTCTAAATCTACTTGTTTATGGTTAAAAAATTTACAACCATTACAACCAACAAATGTAGTCAAACCTATATGGATAAATGTTTCTAAAGGTAAAAGAATGTCTAAGTTTCACTATGATACATATACATTACCTAAAAAAGAAAGAGGTAAAATTAGAAGTGCTACATTTCCTGGAATAGCTAAAGCTATGGCAGAACAATGGGGCTAAATAAAAGGAGAAAGAATGATTGATGTAATGTTAAGCAAAGCAACAGAAGGTATGTTGATTGCAGAATTATTAAATAGGAGAAACGAAAAGGAAGTGCCTTTGTTTATGGGCAAAAGTATATTGTTACCTAATGGACAACAACAACTACTTGCAATACTTCCTAACATACAAGTACTTACAACAGTAAATCAAGAAGAAGAGTAATGCTTTTTAACGAAATGGATTACAACGACAGGGTAAAAGATGGTGTTGGTAAACAAGCAGAAGATATTTTTGAACAACACCTTACAGACTTAGGGCTAGTTAAACAAAAGGATTGGTTAAAAGCAGCAACTAGCCCATGGGAACATAGTATTGATTTCTTTTGGTACTACACAGACATAATAACTATTCCTGATTACATCTTTAACAGGAGAGATAAGTTATTTTTGACAGAGGTTAAAGGTACAAAGAAAATAAAGTTTTCTGATATGGATAAACTACAAGAGATGTATGACAGAGCAAAAGATTATCCTGAAGTTAAAGTTGGTTTGACTTATGTCAACAGAAAAACTAAAGAGGTCAAGTGGTATTCATTTGAGGAAGTGCTACAGATGTGGGATAGCATAGAGGAATACGAAACTTATCACGAGAAAGACTTTAAAGGTCAAGAGAAAAAGTTTAAGACATTACCTTTATAATATCTTTAAGTTATCCCAACCTTTTTTATTAACAGTAAAGGTAAGCACACCAGGGTGCGACCACATACCACTTCTAGCAGTAAAGTCTAAAGATTTATCTAAGCTAGGTGATTGAAACCAAGTCCTATCTCCCTGCTGCTTTGCACGAAAGTGATGGTAATGACCTGTAATAAGAATTTGTGCATCTTTTGCAGGTAAGAAACCATACATCTGACCTTTCCACCAGTTTTCTATCTTAGTTTCAGGATTACCTCCACTAAAACCTGTCATATGCCCATGGGTCCAGGCACATGGAATTGTTTTGATGGTCATAACTTGATGAAAGCCATCAGGAACTACAACAGATACCTTTTTATATCTTTCAGGGTTAGCTTTCATTATCTCTTCACATATCTGCAAGTGCATAGTATCTGTGTTATCTAATCTGTTAGTAACAACCTGACCTTTTTGTGAGCGAGAAGCCTCACCATGGTTTCCTGGAGCTCCAGCTAATACAAGTTTATCTGCGTGTGGTAAGAATGTCTCTACTGTTTTCATCATCATAGACCTAGCTAACGCATACTGTTCTATCATTGTCAACTCAATATTAAATGGCTGACTATCGTAGAAACCATAACAGTTTTCTGTAAGGTCTCCTAGTCCAATCATGTATATCTCATCTATTTGGACACCTGCCTTACGCAGTTCCTTAATTCTATTTACTGCATCTTGTAGAGCTATATCGTAGCGTTTAAGGGTATTCTCAACGCCATAATCTCTCTTACCTAACTGCCAATCAGCCATAAAAAACAAAAAAGCAGTATCACCTCCATGTGTTTTTAGTTTTAATGGTGGTTTTCTACCTGCTTGTTTGAATAATGCTTGAAAATACTTGTCATGTCCAGGTCTTTTCTTCTTTACAAGCCCTTTAAAGGCAAAGAATGTCTCAGTTCTCCCACCTTTCAGTTGTACTTGCCATGAAGATGACCTAACTGTACCCTCAATTTCGTATAATTTAGGGTCATACCCCCATTGTTTTAGAATTTCATCAAACTTATTGTTGTAGTTTGGGTCTGTTCCAACATGTGTGATTTCACCTTGCCCAGTTTGGTCATTAATATCTACGCCAGGTTTCCAACCTGACTTATAGAAGTTGTTACCCCACTCTTCAGGTGTAGTTTTTTTGGACATTTGTCCTCCTTTGCCCTGTCATTGACAGTTTACTACAAAGGAGTGACAAAATCTATTACTTAGTTATTTGTTTTTTAGCGTATGTCTTGATGACTGCAAGTGCAGCACCACCACCAGCTAATGCAGCTAACTGAAGTGTTTCAGCTTCTACACCAACTAATGGAGCAACTGTTAATGCACCTATGAACGCTTCAATAAAGGTCCAAGCTGTACGCTCAATCATATCTTTGAGTTCTTCACTCATTTTATACTCCCACGATTCTGACCAAGGTGTCCACCATAAATCCTTTTTGAACTTACCATCTTTGTCTCTTGCTCTCTTAATTCTATCAAACATTATCTTATTACCCTACCTTTTAACATAGCATTTCCTACTAACACATTACCATTAACTTCTTCTAGCTTTTCCATAACTGTTTTAGCTAGTATTACATCATCAGTAGAAGCATTTGATGCAGGTTTTTCTAATAATTTAGTTATTGTTGTGTACTCTATGGTTACTTTTTTACCTAGTAACAACTCTTTTGCTACTTTATTGTATAGTTTTGAGTACGCTTTGCCTGAATGTCCTATAAACCCATCATCACTTATGTCTAAATCTTGTTGTGTTTCTCCTACAATTAAGCAACCTGATGTATGTTCATCTGTATTCCCTGCGTGTATGAGTATGTAAGTAAAGTTAGGTACATCTTGTAAGTGCAACATACCATAGTGTGCATTACCATATCTAGTTTTGTATTTTTCGTGGAATCCACCAACAGTTCTAAATTTTATATCGTATGTACCCTCTGGTATGCAGGTTTCGTGCATAACTTTTACTGCTTGGTACTGGTCCTCTAGTGTATAATTTTCAAACACTCCATCAACTAGAAGTATTCCATTAGTTGCATCTGTTCCAAATTGTGTTCTAACAACTGTGAGTTTCACCTATTCCTCCATTCTTACAATCACATATGCTTATGTGTGTACCATTTTTATCTGTATAAGTATAACACTTACTTTCCACCACAACAGCCATTACCACAGCAATCCATTATCCTCCTACCTTAAATAGTATCTCTCTAATAACTTCTTCAATAATTACTAAGTTCTGATTAAATCCAGATATTGAATCTTGATACGCTTGTACTTGTGCTTTAAGTGTTGCAACTTCTTGTTGTAAATCATTAACTGTTTTAAATAACCAACCTACTAAGGCAGCTAATCCACCTTGTAGTATCTGACTTAAATTAATTTTAGCTTCCATTACTTTCTAAATCCTATGGTTAATAACCATATAGCTAGTGTAATTATAGTAGCTAGACCTGTAACTTGCTGTGCAGACCCAGTAAGGGTAAGTGTAGCAATTACTAAACCAACCAAAGTCCAACTAAGGTTTAATGTTTCTTTAATTATCTCTATAAACCAGTTCCATATTTTTTTAATCATAAACTTTTCCTCATTACAAATGCTGCAATACTTACTATTCTAGTCAAGATTACAGGAACTACGACTTCTTGTGCTTTTTCTTTTTGGTCTTGTGTCATATCATCACCAATGCTACTTATAGTTATCTCTTCAAAATCTAAATCAACAAAGGTTTCTATTGGATTCTCTAAGAATGCTTCGTACTGTACCTCTGTAACAACATCAGCAAGAGTATAGTTCTCTACATCTGCGTTCTCTACAGCTCTCTCTACATATTCTTCTACTGCTTCAGCTAC